CTTGACCATCTGTCCCATAATGAGGTTCAACTCTTATTAAACTTGCTGAATCTTTATAAAAATTACCATCAGAACTATTGACTTCTACTGCTGTGTTGTCTGCTAAATCAGAAGCCCAAGATACAACTTTATCATCTATTCTAATTTCTGTTATATCGTTTATTTCTCCCTCACATAACACAATAGCGACATAAAGATATTGATTATCAGTCCCACTGGTTTCTACAAATATCCTAGTCCCGCCTATCATACGAGTTCCATAAACCACAGGTATTGAAGCATCATTAGATTGTTTATTAACTAATATACCTTGTTCAAATTGATCAAAATCTGATGTTCCAGCATCAGGAACTTCAGGACGTCTTAATAGAGTAGAAAATAACCAAGTAGCCGCAATAGTTAAAATAGCAAGTTTAGGATTTTTAAATATACTAATAGGTTTAAAAACTTTAGTTACTGTCCTTACTACACTACTTACAAAACTTTTCAGACCCATTACGATCTACCCCACTTTATATCTAATACAGTTTGTGAAGAAAAATCCATTCCTACATCTGTACTAAAAAATCTTTGTTGTGAATTGTTGTTTGTTTTTCTTCCTGATGACTTTTCAAAATCTGCCCAATGAGAAACAATGGACAATGTAACAAAACTTTCTGTATCTGTTTCCTCTATGGCGAAAGTATCAATAGAACCTTTATAAAGTAAGAAAGGATCAGCAATTAATGCATTAGAAGAATTAAGTAATCCTCTATAAATATCTACACTATCATTAACAACATTTTCATTTAAAACTGTTGAAATAAAAGTTTGGCTAGAACCCGATAATGATAAATTTAATGAAGTTTTTGTTAAATCTGTTTCTTCTGTAAATTGTGGTATAGATAAAAGAAAACTACTACTCGAATATGTAACACTACTACCTGATACTGATGAAGTTAATTCGTAAATACAATCTGTGATATTGACGGGTGTGCCGAAGCCTATTGTGATTAAATGAACAGGACGTATATTATTTGTCGCTAGTTCTGTCTTTATTGCTGATGTTAATGCTCTCGTCATATTCCTCGTATGATGTTCGTTTTATGTTTTCACTACCTTGTATCATAACTGCAGAAAAAGTGCCATCAGGGTATTTATGTTTTTTTAGATCATTGGTTTTGACGTCAATTTCTTCTTCAGGAACAACTTTCTCGAATACAAAATCAGCATTGCACCAATGCTTTACTAAATACTTCTTCCCCATTATAAAGTTTCTTCAACGTCCAATTCAAATTTGTATAACAAGTTTCCATCTTTATCTGCACCTACTGCTCCAAATTCCTGTGCATCATTTAATAAATGAACAGTAAAAGGAACATTATCGTAGGTTACAACTGAATCGTCTGCTAAAGCAGTAATTAAAGGCGGTTCAATAGTTACGGTAGCGGCATTAGAACTTGAAGTTACGTCAGCAACAACCATATATATTTTAGTATGTGAAGCAAATTTTATAAAATCACCCGCTTTCAATCTTCCAGCACCATCGCCAGCAAATCCGTCCATAGCTATAGTCGTGTCCCCAATAGCGTGTACCCCGTTTACTAATACTGTACCTGTTTCATTACCTCTTGCATCTTCTATTTCAGGCGGAATGATAGTAAAATCTTCTTTTGATGATCTTTGTTTCATTATAAAAGCCATCAGTTCCCCATAAACGTCTGATCTTTTTGCAGTTATAATCGAAGCAGTAAAAGAGAATCTTTGATTATCAATTTGTCTTGCTAATTTTTTTCCTGATATACTTTTTGACAGTAAAGTATTTTGTGATGATCTAATGCCCATTGTTGAGAATTTAGAATTAGAAATTGGAAATGCACCAGCCATTATATTAAATCACTCCTACCTTTTTCATTTAATGCGTCATTAATAATTGCTGTTATTGTTCCTCTGTTTTCTACTAATGTTTGTTCAAAACCTCTAGAGTCAATCGTATTAATATTAAAATTAACACTTACTGCTCCACCGCCTGTTCCTCTTGCGGATTGTTGTATTTGACCTGATTGATTAGGCACGAATAATTCCGCACCTCTTTCACCCACTACAACGGGTTGTCCTTTTGATACCGC